CCTTTGAGTCCCTATACGCTCGGGGCTATAGTAGGGGCTACTTCTGTGACCACTGTTGGTTTGATGAAAGGTGTAGAATATGCACTGGGATCATACACACCGTCAAAAGAAAAGAAAGAATAATTAAATTAAATGTAGGCATTTTTTAATAGTAAACTTTTGTTTACACATCGGACACGTATGGTTTCTGATGTACCATTGGGATATACACGTCACACAGTACGTGTGTTGACACGCTGTTTGAATGTTTGCTGATTCGTAGCACACCGCGCATTCGAACAGTTCGTCACCCCGACGCTTTTTCTTTAGTTTTTTTAATATGTTATCTGTATCTCCGTTGTGTACGAAATATTCGAGAGAATCTTTTATCAGAGGCACGAGTTCTTCGTCTGAATCCATTTTGAATGAATAGATGTCTCTCCACAAGTCACACATCCGTTTCACGATGGTTGTAGATTCTGTGCTACACGCGTAGCGAAAGAGTTCATCATTTTTCTGTCGAATCTGGTACTCGTGTTTATTCAATAGATAATCAAACGCGATGAGATTGTCTCCGTATATCGCTTGCATCAAGCACGTACGAACAGAATATTCACAGTCTTCGAATAATCTAAACGCTTGTTGTGTGAAAGCCATCGAATGCTTGAACAAGACCGATTTTAGATGCGGTGTGATCATGTGTTCGTAACGTTTCAGTAAATACTTACACATGTAGTACGCGTTGTTTTCGTAATGTGATATGGCACTCGAAAAAACGTGCTTTAATTGGTTAAAGCTCAAATCCCCAGTGTTTTGTAACAAAAAGAGGATCATTTTAGGATTCACCCCGTACGTGTCATCCAGTGCGCTACATACATGTTTGTATTTGAACTGAATATTGTAGACTTTTGATATCCAACTCACGATGTCTACGGCGTCATCGTCGTGTAGCATGAGATGTAATACTCGTTTCGGCGTATTGATAGGGGCATCTGTTAAGTGGACGAGTCCCGGGAATTCGTCGTTCAAGTCGTTTTTTGTAATCGTCGCGTCGGCGAGAACGTACCCGTGCGTTCGAATGATGTCCTCTGCGACGGCTTGATAATTCGATATACAACACCATACGAATATATTACCATAATGTTCCCGTCTTACCGTACCAGGGGGTAATGTACCCATATGCTTCAAAAACACTTCGAGATTGTCACTCGAATCTGTTACCAATACGGATTTCAAGCACGTGTCGATATTATGTTCGTCGATGTGTATGCGTTTCAAGATGAACTTGAAGAGTTTCTTGTCGAAACACATGAGGTGCTTTGGGCTGAATCGCACGTTGAAAAATTCAGTCGCGAGCTTCGTATAATCAAAATGCACGTACGTGTCCGTCCACGATGTAGGCTTTACAAAAACCTTCGAATAAAAATAACGCACGCACTTGACCGCTTGGGATCGCATCGCTTTCGTGATGATCGTTTCCTGTGTTTCCTTGGAAAATGTCTCTATACCGTACCCTAGATCATCTATGTATCGAATAGTATCTATTTGATCCATGTCGAAATGGTTGTACATGGCGAGCTTCCACTCGTGTTCTAGGTATCGCATATTTGGGTATTCTTCGATGATACATTTCATGACATCGATGTTGTTCAATAAAGCCGATCGAATCAATATGTTTTCTACGCGAGACATGTAATTGTGTCGTATAGCATACCGAATAAATACAGCATTTGTAGACATCTCTATTGTTTCATTTTGGATGGTATACTCATGTTCCAATAACAATTCGATGATTTCGTTTGTCTCGGCACATGCGAGGGAATCATCGCTGTGTGACTCTGGTGTATGTACATTCTCTAGTACTTTTCTTACAAGTTCTACATCCGTACATCCATGTAAAAAATCACTGAAATCCATCCACGTCATGACGGCGTAGGTTTCCCGGAGGTATACCATGAGATCGTAATATTTTTCTCTACACGCGAGTGTCATGATTGATATGAAGTGACTCATTGGTTCTTCCTGAATTGCGAATTCGGTAAAATCTTCAATCTGAAGTAACCATTTTATGGCGTCCATTTTTCTCGTTTTAACCACGTGTCGTATGACGCAATTATCATCGTACATCACATTTATGAGATTATTTTCGTAAATTTCCTTCGCCTTACCGAGCTTGTTTGCCTTGATGGCTTTGAAGAACGCATCTTCCATTATCATGAGTATATAAATTGGTATTTGTTTATGTCATTTCATATTCGATGAGAAATGCGTAGAAGGTATCTTCTTTTTGAATCGTTCTCTTTTCGTACTCTACATGACAATCGAGGAAGTGTACGAGTTGTAACTGTGACAATATGTACTCTTTGTCAACCTTGAGACAAGAACACACGGAATCAATATCACCGCCGGTGTTTGTGATGAGTTTGCTCGCCCTTTTCGGGCCAACGTTTCTGACTCCCTTAATGTTATCCGACGCGTCGCCGACGAGTGCGAGATATAAATCGAAGTGCTTCGCGGAAATATTGTATTTTTCACGTACGTACACTTCATCTAGGATACGCTTCTGTTGTGGGTTGTAAATTTTCACGTGAGGGTATTGGATGAGCTGGAGCATATCCTTATCGTACGTCACCACAACACAATCTTCATCGGTGTGTGTACAAATGCTCGCGATGAGATCATCCGCCTCGTATCCTTCCTGGTATATTTTTTGAATACGAAGAGCATCGCATAGACGTCTGACGTGATTGAATTGCTCGTGTAATCCCTCCGGAGCTTTTTGGCGATTCGCTTTGTATTCTGGGTCATTTTCTCTTCTCAGATTCGTGTGTCTGTATGTGTCGAAACAGGCCAAAAACGTAGCATCGGGATACTGCTTCATCAATCCGTTCAACCTTCTATAAAATCCAACGAGCGCGTTTTTTTGGACACCGGTGGTTGTTGATATGGGGGGTATACCGTGAAAGCATCTGTACACGATACCGGAGACATCCAGAATAATGTTCACCATTTCTGGTTTTGACAACGGGTTAAAGCTTTACATCGTTAATCATAATAAATGAAGAGAATACAAGTGGATGTACCAGAAGCGTTCCATGTACCCGATTCCATATATACAAACGACGCCCACAAGGTGATCACTATCGGTGACATCATGTATTCGAAAGGTGTTCCGTTTTTGATGGAAAACGATCCCCAACAATCTCACATGCTCCGAGAGGCCACGACGAAGCATCAACTCGAGATGAAACACATGCAAGACAAAATGGATCAGTTGTCGCAGACACACGGAGAGCACGTACAATCAATGATGCGCATGAACGCGTCTTTACAAGACCAAATCGAACGTTTATCGAGTGAATACACGCATAACAATTCACGCATACGCGATGAAAAGGATGCAATTATCGATTCCCTTCGTTCCAAAGAAACGGAGAGCAACATCGAAATCATACAAAAGATAGATAGCCTCCTTGGAAATGGAAACAACATAGATAACATCGAAAAAGGGAATTTCGGCGAACAATTCGTGACACAAGCCATTTATAACGAATTTCCTGAATCCATCATCGACGACGTGAGTGGCGAGACCGCGCACGGTGATTGTATTTGGAAAATGGATTCAGGTTCTTTCAGATGTTTGGTGGAAGTAAAAAATGTCGCACAGAGTAAAAATTTGGACGTGGGAAAATTTGTTCGTGATATGAACGTTCAACTGTCTAACGGAGAGGCAAATTGTGGGATTTTTGTTTCGTTGAAAACAGAGAACATTCCCAACAAAGGAAAATGTAAGCTTGAATACATTCAAAACTATCCGGTCATGTACGTGTCGGGTGTGTGGAAAAATCCACTCGTATTTACCTTCGCGATGCGAATGATGAAGTGTATATTACATCATCACGAGCACGTGGACAATCAAGTGGATGTCGTTCATATTCAGGAATACATGATGAAAACCTATGCGAGTATCATGAAACAACAGGAGTTTATTCAGGATATGCGCAAGATCGTGGACAGAACAAATTTGATGATTCAGAAGGCACAAAAGAACATCACAGAAAGTATCCTTTACATGGAGGAGACGATGACGCGTCACGGTATCTCCCACGAATCAGACGGAAGACACGATGACGTTATAGATAAGATCATAAGGTATAAAGAGATTCACAGAAAGTGGCCGACAGCCTCTAATTGTGGTATCTCTAAGGATGAATATACTTGTTCATTCAAAGATCTTTTACAACGGGCGAAAAGTCGATAGATTTATTCCGATTTGGCATTTTTCACTTCTTCGATAATTTCCTCTAACTGCTCTTGCTCTTCTTCGGACAGTGCCTCATCTAAGAGTTGCTCCTGTTCGGGACGAGGTTGTTCTGACGTGAGCTGACCGAAAAGAACACCGACGATCATACATAAAAAAGTAAAAATGGATCCGATGGCATACACGTACATCATGATGTAATTATAATTACATATATTTATTTTAATATAATAATGCAAACACCCAAGGAAATGCTTCTTAATAAGGCTGCTAGTAGACAATTTATGTTTATTGATAAAAACGACACCTTATACCCACACATGATGGAGCAGAAGATGGAAGATCCCCGATCATTTCGAAATGAAACGATGGCGCAAAGTGCCGGTTACTTCGCGCCTGAACTTCCAAACCCCCCTCCTCCCCTCGTCGTATCAGAAATAGAATCGGACGGTACGACTGTTGGGATGAAATGAGCGTATTCTCGCGGTATCAACTGCGCGATGCGACAAGGGAGCTCTATATCTGGCGCATCAGGATTTATTTTTGTCAACGCGACCAATAGTTCTCCTCTGTATGACTGATCGATGATGCCAATATTGTTAGATAAAATATATCCCGTTTTCGAGATGCTGCTCCGTGGAACAATTTCAAAGTAAAATCCAGCCGGTGGAACCGCTTTTATACCAGTGCCATACAGTGCTGTTTTATCGTCGATGCGCTTTACTATGTCAATGACAGTCAAGTCGAAGCCAGTGTCGGATTGATGTGCCTTTGATGGCACCACCGCACCCTCCTTACATGTCGCGAAATGACACGGGTGAACTTTATGTAACGCGACACCGAAACGAGTCAATACAGGCTCTCCAATGAGCAAGTACATGTGGTGTACTATCGATAAGACGTCGGGGCCACTCCACGCGACGTAATAATCACAATCAGTCCCCTTTAACATTATATTGTCCCCTTGTATTTCACCTATCTCACTTTTTACATTACAATGTTTGGAAACGACTTCAGCAATGCAATCCGCCTCTGACTCCGTTTCTACGCATACGCATCCTTCAAATTCAATGCCATTGTGCCACACGTGAAGTTTTGAGTACAGTTGACCAATGATAGAGTCCATTTTATTACATTGTAAAGAAATTACTTTTTTATATTAATGTTATCTGATGAGAAGATATTAGAATACGTCAAGAGATGGAAAGCAACGAAAAAAGTCCGTATGTATGCCCCTGTGAGATATTTCAGGGGTTTAAAACGTATGAAAGACGTCTACACTCGTCTAGACACTATGAGACGGCGCATCAAACAGGTCAAGAAGGGGGTTGATACTGGGAAACTGCTGAGCGCTTTTAAAACGGACTCAGGGGTAAAGACAAAGCCATCCACTTGGACACAAAAATTTCATAAAGCATATCCGGGGGTTGGCGGTAAGAAAAAAGATATCAGTAAAGCAACGGGTATACCAGTAAGAATTCTCAACGATGTATACAAACGCGGTGAGAAAGCTTATTTAACAGGTCACAGGCCCGGGGCTACACCACAACAATGGGGATATGCCCGCATGTATTCCTTCATCATGCGATATAACAAAACTTCGTTAACACATGACAAAGATCTTGCGAAACAGGTCATCGCACGGAAGGATACCCAGCGGCAGACAGAATCGTCGACACCATGAGTTCCTTTTCCCTTTGCCTCATCTTTTCTAATTTTTCATATAGTTGATTAAGTGTTCTTCTGTATGTAGAGTTGAAAGGCATATGCTTTCCCTTATACTGTAGAATATATCCATTGTTGTCTAAGGGGTTAATTACTTCAAATGTAGGCACTGGATATTGCCTTATCTTACTCATGATTGTTGCTATGTGGTCTCTTTCTTGTTCCATTTTCATTTTCATCATCAGAAGTGTATCGACGTTTCTGTGATCCGGTTTGTTTCTTGTTATTTGTATCAAATTATCGTACGTATCCCGAAGATGGTTGTATCTTTTCATATCATACGTAGAAAAATCATACACATTCAGGATACTTTCTCTCTGGAATATTTCATCCTCGAGTTCGTTCATTATTTTGTTGAAGAAAATTCACCTAAAGATTTTACCACATATTAATACATCAACATACCATATACGAAAGGATGGACTGTCACGTGTGTTGCGAGTCTCGAAAATGTATCATCGACTGCGATGGATGTGAGTTGAAGGCGTGTAAAGGGTGTTGTGAAAGATATCTTCTCGAATCACATGAAGATCCACATTGCATGGGATGTCGAATGGGGTGGAACCGTGTTTTTCTTATGGGTCATTTCTCGAAGACTTTCGTGACAAAGCATTTGAAGAATCACAGGGAAGATGTTCTCTTAGACAGGGAAAAGAGCCTTTTACCATCGAGTCAAGGATACGTGGACCGCTATTTACACGAAAAAGAGATAGAAAAAACAAAAAGAGAGATCAGAAAAGAAATCAAAAAAATAGAAGCCGTAGAAGACGAACTGGAAAAAGAGATGGACGACCTTTTCAATGAATACATAAATAAAGAAAACTTTTCTGAACATCGAGATGAGTACAGGGGAAAGAAGAGGATATTGTCGGATAAGATGAGATCGTGCAGGATATCACGACGAAGGCATATGGACGCGATAAGCGATATCAACAGAAACGAAAGGCATCTCACTAGAACAGAAGGAGTTGATGTGTCTGTTCGTGTGAAATGCCCACTTGAAGATTGTCGAGGGTACTTGGATAAAGCTTCTGTATGTGGCGTGTGTGAAAAAAAAGTGTGCAGAAAATGCATGGAGGAACTCGTCGACGGACATACGTGCGACCCCAACACCGTAGAAACATTAAAAGCCATAAAAAAGGAAAGCCGCGCATGCCCTGGATGTGGAACGATGGTGTCCAAGATTGACGGTTGCGATCAGATGTGGTGTACCATGCCTACGTGTCACACAGCTTTTAGTTGGAGAACTGGGAAACAGGTCACAGGTAATATACACAACCCTCATTACATTCAGTTTCAGAACGAACACGCGAATGGTGGAATGGATAGGAATATTCAAGATATTCCGTGTGGTGGGATGCCGGGTTATGGTGAAGTAATTTCGGCATTTAAGAGTATGCGCTTGGTGAGCAATGACAGACACACGAGATTCGATCACAAAATTGGAAGTACGCACATGACATTGAACCACATGATAGAACTCGATTTACCTCGTTTCCAGATGGGCGTTCCTGATAATGGAACGTTGCGCGCCAAGTACCTTTTGAAGGAAATCGACGAAAGAGATCTGAAAAAGGCTGTACAGATGCAAGAGAAAAGAAGAGAAAAAATGAAAGCGTTCGGAGACATACTCGCCATGTGTACGCACACCATGACAGACATATTTAGAAACATCATCCAGATTCAAAACGAGTATCGTTCGGAATGGGTAGCGGCCTACGAAAGAAGACACGACGAGGGTTCAGATTATAATAAGGAATATAATGACCTTCTGACAAGAGCACAGAATCGGGTCTTGGAGGAACTACGGACAATCGAACGTCTCGCAGAGTACACGATGAAACACATGCGGGATATTTCGTCGGTGTACCAATGTGTGATTCCGCAATCGACGGCGCGGCTTTTCGAACACGGTCCAAACGGCCGTATCCGAAGATATGATAAAAAGTTCCCCTTTGATGAAACATTACAAAAGGCGTTTATTGGCATAGCAAACGAATCCCTGTATACGTTAAATGGAAAAGATACGAAAGCATGAAGAGATATTAAAAGCACAGGAGTTAAAATTTAAGAATAGCAAATACGTCATAGGTTTGAAATATGAAAATATTCAATGGAAACTCACCATCGTTCAAGTAAGCGTCATACTCGCGAGCACACTCATCGCGTTCATACAAACATTGGGTGAGCACTTTCACCTTTCTACATCTTTAAGCACTATCATCCCAATCATTCTTTCCACATACACCGCACTTGTTGTATCCATCGCACGTTTTTATCGTTTCGAGGATATAAAAGAAGGTTTGTCAAAGTTATTCGAAAAACACGCATTCATCATCAATAGAATAAAACATAAGCGACGCCTCATACATCTCAATGGCCCATGGGAAGACCCAATGCATGCGACAGAAGATGACATAAGCTTGTTGTTGAATGCGTTAGAATCTGATGGGTTAGAAGAAGTCATGACACAAGCCATGCAAGAAGCCGATGTGACGCTTCCGTATAGAGAACGCTTGTATTTTGAAAACATACTCGTCAAGATGCACATAGATAAAAAGGTATTGAAGGATAATCTATCCAAACTCGACGTGTACGAGTCCAACATGAACCGCGTAAAGAAAAAGGTATCGATGCTATGGTACTACTTATGTTGTTTGTGGATGGATTCCAACTATACCATAGATGACGAGAAGACATTCGAAATTGTACATGAAAATAATAATATAGGTGATAATAACACATGAACGGTAAAAGGTGTGTCAAACCAATGAATGATCAACCTCAGAAACGCCCTATGCTCAGAATTATGCGTATGGGAAGAAAACCACCTAACCTACAACGTCTGAAGTTCGAAAACCCAAAAGCGAAGCCAACCTACGTTCCACGATTTTTACCAGTTCCAAAGGATGATAGGCTTGATCCAATTGAACGTCGCCTTGCGGAGCAACGTGTAGATAAAAATATGAACGATGCGTTGAAAATGAGCAATGACGAACGTATCGCAAAATATGGTGTTGTCGATATGAAAAATATTCATGCGAAACTTTTCAACATTGAGCGCAAAAAAATTATCGGTATGCGCGAGAAGAAATTGAAAGAACCCCTAGTAGAAAAACCTATCACTAAACCAGGTCCTTGTGCGATGCCTATTCAAAAAGAAATCACAAAAATTGTCTCCCCTCAACAACTCATCAGAGAGTTCCTTCGTGATAGCCCTGTCCAAATCATTCGTCCAAAGAAGACCGTCGCTGAATTAGCAGCAGAAGACAAACCACCCCCGCCTCAACTTCCTAAGATGCCGAAAAATGGTGTGTATGGTCGCATCGCGAAGAAGGCTGGTTTAAGAATCGCAAAACCTAAGCAAACAAAGGTCGTGAAAGAGAAACCCCCTGTCGAATTATACGAAAAAGAAAGATGTTCTAAAAAGACATCCAACAAACCGTACACAGTTTCTCAGTTGAGGAGAATCGCAAAATCTATGAACATACCCAAAGATAAAATTGACGATGCTAAGAGTTCCGTTAAAAAGCTATGTGAATTGATCGATCTTAATAAAAATAAGAAGAACTCTGTACATAAGAAGGATAGCAAGAAAAAAAGTGTTGACAACTCGAGCATGAAGCGTCGTTTAGAGCATGCGAAGAAAGTGTTACAGAAAGATGCAGAGCAGAAATTGAAAAAACCGACAATGAGAGATCATAAGAAGGATGGAACGCCTTGGGTGAATCGCAGCCCTCATTCGAGAAAACGTCATGTGAACGCGAAGGATAACGTGTACACTAAAGCACTTTCTACGTTAAAAAAGGATGATCCCGTGATGTTTTTGAAAATGAAGGGGTTTAACGCCGAAAGAGTAGGACGCAAAACAAAAGGTAATCCTAATCCTCACACACAAAACAATCTCATGAAGATTGCCAGCGAACTAAACATCAATGTACCCACAACATCCAAGAAACCTAAGCCCACGGCTACTCAACTCATCGCCTTAATTAAGAAGAAGCTTGAAAAAGCTTAATCATATTACTGTGATACACAAGCGGACCTATATGCCCTAAACTTGTTTTAAAATCAACCCATACATCTCTTTTTGATTGTTTCCACAAATGACAAAAGTAGTAATCCTCGCTCAGATAGCGGGAGTTTACGACACCGCATTTGAAGATATCGTAACACGGATCACCGAATCCATATCCTCTGATGTCGTTTTTATATTCTAGTTCAGGATGTTCATTTACAAATGTGCGGAGTGCTTCTTTTTGTATCATCATGAAACCAGTAGGGGCGTAGTTTACCTTTAAAAACCCATCGTGAAGTGTCGCATCGGTTGGTGATAAATTCACATTATATCTCGCGCATAATTCAGTCAATTCTTTCATGTCATTGCATTTTGGCGCAACCTGTTTCACTTTATTAAAATCTATCGCTTTTTTCGCATAGATACCACAAACAAGTTCTTTTTGCGATCGCAGCATACGAACGACATGCTCGGCATTGAACACTATATCAGCGTCAATAAACATCATATGTGTCGCATCTGATTTTAGAAATTGCATCGCGCATACGTTTCTCGCTCTTGGTATGAGGCTGTCGAATGGAACTGTGAAGAACTCAAACCCGATGTTTTCATCTGCGAGTGTTTTTTGCAACGCCAACATTGATTTCATGTATTGTACGTGAACATTACCTCCGTAAGCCGGAGTAGCTACAAACAACTTCATTACCTTGTTATCAATCATCTATAATAATAGTATAAGGATACTACGCGTTGTATGTCATATACGTAATGGTTCTTACACGTTTCCAAAAGAGCGCTTGTGTGAACGATCTTCTCATTTTCGTCGATGTTTCGGGGTCAACATCTGATTATACAACTAAGCAATATTTAGCAGATAAAGTCGAAGAACTTTGTCAAGGTACAAATGGAAATGTGTCACTGTACACGTCGAATCACGATTTACAACAACGGTATTTTTTGAATCCAGGTAAAATGGTACCGAGACAAACATTTGCGTTCGGAGGACTATCGGCTGTGTATGACAATCTTATCGAAGCACTCGAACATCGATTCAAATACGACCACGAAACACCTTGTGACGTGTATATCATATCTGACATGGAAGATAATGTGAGTATGTATCACACCTTGGGTGATGTGAGTTCACAACTATCATTGATGAATCGCTTTTGGAATATTTCGGTGATTCATCCAGAGGATGTATAAGAAAAAATTGTGATGTAAGAATATAATGGATGCTTTTGAAGAAATCGCAAAACGTATTTCCGATCCCAATCTCATAGAGAAAGTCAGAAGGACATATCCAAAAATGAATCCACGGATTCTTTTGTCGAGTAAATTGTTATCTGCACACGCACAAGATCTAAAGGCGAGTCCTTCTCTAGAAAAAATGGCTGTATCCATACACGAACAAATAGATTCATTCGAACATATCTCTCAAGATGAATATAAAGAATACACGAGTAAATTTCAAACGTGGAAAAAACAAGATAAAGAGGAAATGTTACACGACATGTATACAACGCAGGGGGAATTACGGAGTGCCTGCATAGAGCAACCTCAGAATGAAGCCGATACAGAATGGAATAGTCTCGTGAATCAAAGCATACAAGTCATACAAGAAAAATACGATGAATTAAAAAGGTACGTTTAAATTATTTCCCAGTAATAATAATGAAACTCTTTAAAGCCATGAAAAGCGTTATGAAAATGATGAAAAAGGCCGATCCTAAGATTGTCATGTTAGTTGGTATCATCATTACTCTCGCCGTTCTTCTCGCAAAGGAAAAGAACCACAAGTGCGATTGCCCTGTGTGCAAGGAATGTGAATGCGATGTTGAGAAAAAAGTTACGTTCGCTGAAAAGACCGAGCTGATCGATACATCTCAGCCCATGGGTCCCATCGCTTAAGAAATGAATTTTTTTCGTCTCTCGCGTTCCTTTCGGATGTCTCTTTCTATAGTGTCTATATGTTCGTGTATGGCAAATATAAACTCACTTATTTTCTGATCTCTAGGCCACGTGTCTATCTTGGGATCGTATATCGGTGCCTGCATACATTTTGTCCATTTCAGGATATTGGGTATGGTGGTATGATCTATATGTTGCGTGTCTTCTTTGATTTTTTTGTGTATATCTGTTCTATTTGGAACGAGGGTACAAAGCCTATCTGTCACTTCTTCCGTTAATGTTTTGAGATACTCTGGGTCTCCCTGATTGACTATATCAGAAAACGCCTTTTTCAATTGTTCTTCCATATTTTATATGTTTAAAATTATGAATTGTATATGAATCATCATGGATACTTCGTCTGTATATCTGATAAAACTTACGGGACATTTAGACTTTTACGGGAAAAATTCGAAGGGTGGTTCTGGTGTTGCGTGTTTTACACAACGGAAAGCAGCAGAGGTGTGTGTGAGTCGCATTCGAACATGGAAAGAAACACACGATGAATATCCACCAATCGACGGATTAAAATTCATAGCACCAAAGGCGTCAACGGGCGTTGGTAAAGATTTACAAATTATTCGCGCAAACCTTGATTTTACAAAACAAACGATGGGGGCACATGGGTTGTCTGTTTTATTGTTTGACGATGAATGGGGACACGAGTATTCTACGAATACATACGATGTTCCAATGCTCATGAAGAGGGAAACCTTAGAACATCAATTTTGTCTCAATTTTTAGATCATTTATAGACAATTTTATAAATAATTATTTACTAAATAATATTGACCAACATGATTACTTTGATTGTATTTTTTTGCTAACTCTTCGTTTTTATCTATAAAGCAATCATAACATAAATTTCGTTCTTTATAACTATACGATATTTTTTTATAACTATATCCTTTATTACAACCTCCTACACAAACTTCTGGTTCATCATCATCGCATTCTTGTATATTTTTTAACCAATATGATCTCTTAAATAATTCTTTAAGGTTTTTCTTTCTATCTTCAAATCGTTTATTCTCATTCAATTTAAGTTGCTTATCTTTAGTATATTCCATAAAAAAATTACAAGGTTCATCATCAATATCAAATTCTTCTCTTAATTTATCCCACATATTTTTTTTAGCGCATCTAAAATATAAATAATTTTTATCTTCATTTTTTCTAATATCACAAGGTAATCCACATTTACATAAAGGCAAATCCTTCATATAATCATTATCAGGATATTTATATTCAATATCAAATCGCGTATATTTACCACCTCTAATTTTATTCCATTCATCTTTATTATGTATCATTAAACATTCGGCAATATTATTTTCAGCATATAAATTATCATATTGAAATTCGTCGCATTCATCATTAAAATCTCTTAATTTGAAACCCTT